TCAAACTCTCTCTTTTTGGAAAACCAGCCTGAACTGGCGGTAACTGGCCTGAACCAGCCTAGATCAGGTCTGACTGGCCGACCCTTGCCTCGTCTGGAATCGGCGCGCTTTGGGGATTTGTCGTATGGGCCTGTTGTCGCAGCCTGGGCAAAAAAATACATGGGCGTTGAGTTGATGGCCTGGCAACTTCATGCATTGTCTGGGCAGTTGGAACATGACGACACAGGCAAATTGTTGCGCTCACAGTCGCTTGTAGAAACAGCGCGCCAGCAGGGCAAGACCGTTGCGCTTAGTGCACTTATTGGCTGGTGGTTGACAGAGTTTGCACAGCTGCGCGGCACGCCACAAAACATTCTGAGCACCGCGCACAAACTCGACAGGGCCGAGGCAATCTTTTTGTACCTGCAACCCATTTTGACCGAGTATTTTGACGGCAAGCCTTTGCGCGCTTTGGGCCGTAAAAGTGTGGACATGCCAGACGGCAGCCGCTGGGAAGTCAGGGCCGCAACGCCAGGCAACGCTCACGGCGGAAGTAACGATCTTATTGTGTGCGACGAATTATGGAACATCCAACCAACCGTTGTCTTTGATGCTTTGCAACCATCGCAGATAGCGCGCGCCAACCCTCTGTTTTCGTGTTGGTCAACAGCTGGCGATGAGTCGAGCACGGCAATGCTACGTATGCGCGAACAGGGCATAAACGATATTGACGCCGGCGTTTCCCGCAAACTCTATTTTGCCTCATGGTCACCCCCGCCAGGCATAGACGTAAATGACCAACAATGGTGGGCGTGGTCAAACCCTGCGCTTGGCGTGACCGTCAGCCTTGACGCGCTTATCGCTGCGAGCCAATCACCTGACCGTTCTAGTTGGCTACGTGCTCACCTGAACCTGTGGGTTGCAGCTGCACAAGGCTGGTTGCCAGTTGGCAAATGGGCTGAATGCCAGACAGACAAAATTAGCCCGACAGGGGGAACCTTGGCTATTGACAGCAGCCTTGACGACTCGCGATATGTGGGCGTCAGATCTGTCGGAAACCCTGACGGCACAGTTACTTGCACAGTCGAGTTTGCTGTCGAGTCTGAACAAGCCATGTGGGCAGAAGTTGTACGCGTGCTAACTGACCCGACGGTACAACTGGCGATAACCCCAATGCTAGACCTGCACCTCCCAGAGGTTTACAGGCGCCGATCCCAGACCGTCGGCTACGGCGAGCTGCTGAAATTTACGCCTCTTGTGCGCAACATGATTATAGAAAACAGGCTGTTTCACACAGGCGAAAATGCACTGGCCGAACATTGCGACCGTGCCGTAATGGTCAAAACGCAGGCTGGCAGCGCATTGTCAAGCGCCAAGTCTGCCGGCCCAATAGAACTGGCTCGCTGCATGATTTTTGCTAGCGCGCTGGCCTCTAAACCAATTACCAAAAACAAGCCTTTGTTAGTTGTCGTTAACGGCTAACCTGTAAACGGTGGTTGCTGGCAATCCTGCCGGACTACGTCGGCAACCACCACACGACAGCAACATTTGAGGCATACTTACAGCATGGGCATTTTTGCAAACAAGCAAGTTAAAAAAGCGGCTATTTCGCCAATGCCTTTGACGGCACAAGCCGACGCGCCAAAAGTACAGGCCGCTGTCGGTATTGGTGGCGCCAATTCTGTTGGCCAGTTCTACCAGTACCAAGAGGGCACAGCTCGCAACCGCGCAATGTCCCTGGCAACTGTCAGCCGCAGCCGCGACCTGCTCGCCAGCGTCATTGCTTGCATGCCTTTGCAAATGTACAACGAAGTTTTTAACGACTCGACAGGCGAAATGGAACAAGTTGACATTGCGCCGAGGTCATGGCTGCGCCAGCCCGACCCGACCGTTACCTACAACTTTTTAATGGCTTGGACTCTTGACGACTTGCTCTTCTACGGCAGGGCATTCTGGTATATCAGCTCGCGCACAACCGACGGTTTCCCTGCATCGTTCACGCGCATACCTGCCGGCAGTATCACCACGCCCGATCAGACCGACGGCCCAGTGTTCTTTGGCATCAGCAAAGAGGTTTACTTTGCCGGCCAACAAATACCCACCGAAGACCTAGTGCAGTTTTTGTCGCCTATCCAAGGCATCATTTACAGCAGCCAGCAAACCATTGCCACCGCGTTAAAAGTCGAAGAGTCACGGTACAACATGGCCCGCACCTCTTTGCCGTCGGGAATCCTTAAACAAACTGGCGGCGAACCTTTGAGCGCAACGGAATTAGCCGATATCGGGGCCGCTTTTAACCAGGCGCGCATGACCTCCCAAACGGCAGTGCTCAACGAGTTTTTGACGTATGAGCCAAGCAATGCGACACCTGACAAAATGCTGATGATAGAAAGCGCACAATACAGCGCGCTTGACTTGTCGCGCCTTTGCGGAATCCCGCCCTACCTTGTCGGCGTCGCTACTGGTTCCTACGCTTACACCAGCTCAGAGCAGTCACGCGCTGACCTGTACATTTTTGGAGTGAAACCATACGCCGAGTGCATTGCCGCAACCCTTAGCCAAAATAACGTTTTGCCACGCGGCACATACGTAAAATTCAACGCAAAAAATTACCTAGAAGAGAACTACATCGCTGACGCAATGACGCCAGACGATGAAAATACCCAGGAGGAATTAGCATCATGATTAGAGTAACCGCAAGCACTTTTACCGTTGACGCAGCTGCAGCCGACGGCACCAAAGCGCGCACCATCACCGGCATTGCCGTGCCGTACAACGTCACTGCAAACGCCAGCGGTACGGAGGTTATGTTCTTGCGCGGCAGTCTCCCAGTCGAGGGCAAAGCCCCAAAGCTCTACATGCAACACGACGCCAGCCAAGCAATCGGTCTTGTCACCGAGCGCGACGATGACGAGGAAAACATGTATTTTTCAGCCAAGGTCAGTGCAACTGCGTTAGGGGATGAGGCTCTGATCTTGGCTGGAGATGGCGTACTAGACAGCGTGTCTGTAGGCGTAAACCCGACACGGTTTAGCTACAACGAGGCAGGCGTCATGGTCGTCGAGGCTGCTGAGTGGTTAGAGCTGTCGCTAGTGCCCCAGCCGGCATTTGCGGGGGCGACCATCAGCGAAGTTAATGCGAGTATTGACACAAACCCAGAAAATTTGTGCAATACTAAAGCAGGCGAAGAAAACACAGAACCACAGCCACCGGAGGAAGTCGAAATGTCAGAACAAGCCGCACCTGAAGTTATTGAGGCATCAGCACCAATTTTTGCAACAGCAAAACGTCAATTTGACTTGCCTACACCTGGCGAATATCTCGCAGCCATGCACATTGGCGGCACTACTTTTGAGAACGTTTCTGCTGCAGCTCGTAACTACATGTTGAGCAAGCAGTCAGCATTCCAGTTTGCTGCTGGCGATGTTTTGACCACGGACACCCCAGGCCTCCTGCCTGTGCCAGTGCTCGGCCCTGTGTTCGCGAACCTGAACCAAGCCATTAGGCCTGTGGTCGCAGCTGTGGGCGCTCGCGCTTATCCTGATGGCGGCCAGTCAAAAACTTTTATCCGCCCAACTTGGACTACCCACACAAGCGTTGCTACACAGTCAACTGAACTTAGCGGCGTGTCTGCTACTACCCCAGTTATTGCCTCCAACGTAATCAGCAAAACAACTTTGGCCGGGCAAGTCACCCTCTCCGTTCAGGATGTTGACTTCACATCGCCTGGCTCGATGGACATCATCATTAACGACCTCATGGGCCAGTACATGTTGGCCAGCGACAACCTCGCAGCTGACGGCTTAGTAGCCGGCGCAACTGCCTCAGGCGCAACATGGACAGTCACGGCAAACGACCCCAGCAGCCTCATCAGCGCTATCTATACCGCTGCATATAACATTTTGCTTAACACAAACTTTTTGCCAGACCACATTTTTGTTGCACCTGGCGTATGGCAAGCATTGGGCGCGCAGCTTGATGCAGACAAACGCCCAGTGTTCCCATACGTCGGCGCTGCTGGTTTAATGGGCGTAAACGGCATGGGCGCTGCAAACGTCACTGTGGCAAACACGTTTAACCCATTTGGCTTGAACCTTGTTGCAGACCGCAACTTTGCGGCTGGCACAATGGTTGTTGCGCGCGGCGCTGCTATCGAATTTTATGAAAGCATCAGGGGCCTCCTCACGCGTGATGAGCCTGCAACATTGGGCAAGGTCATGTCGTATCATGGCTATGCAAGCCTTTTTGTTGCTGACGCTCAGCAAGTACAAAAAATTGCACTCGCCTAAATAGAAAGGCGGCGCAGCTGTGGCTGTCTACAAAACACAAGGCAAACAACTGCTGGATAACTACGCAGTTGTACAAACCCTCGAACCTACAGAAATTGTTGTAGGTCAGCAGGTAACTATTGGCAGCCTTGGCGCGCCATTTAACGGCACGTTTACTGTGCTTGACATCCCGCTGTACGAGTACATCGGCGTTGACGGCGAGTCAGGCGCGCTCATGTTCAATGCGAACGTGCCTAGAGAAAACCAAGTGTTGTTTGCTTGCACTGGCGATGACGTCCAATACACCGTTATTTACACCGGCACCGTTACTTATACCCAGAGTTGCACCTGGATTACAGCCGCGCAGCTAGAAACCTATTTGGGCGTAGATATTGCCGACCCCTCAGACGATTACACTCTGCTTAACCAGGCTCGAAACGCTGGCAACGATTTTGCCTATCGTCGTAGGCAGGAGTCAGGCTATGCAGACTCATTGACTACTTCACCTGGGCACGACGTTACTTTGGGCACGCTTATGTATTCAGCGGCTTTGTGGCGTAGTCGAGGCAGTACGCAAGACACTTTTGCGACCTTTGACGGCATGGGCCAAGCAAACGTTAATGCCATGACTCCAGTTATTAAGCAGCTGCTAGGCATTGACCGCCCACAGGTCGCCTGATGGCTTACACAGACCTGTTTAACGAGGCAATCGCTGACGTTACAGCCACACTGCAAGCCGTTACAGGCCTGCGCGTCGTAAATGACGCCACAAAAATTGTGCCTAATTGTGTGTTTCTTGACGCGCCGAGTTTTGAGACCATCGCTGGCAAGGGCAACATTGTGCGCATGACATTCCAAGTCAAGGTAATCGGCACAGGCCCAGCAGGCCTGCCGGTACTGCAGAAACTGTTGAGCATTGCGGCCAGCGTGCTAGCTAGCCCAATTATTGTCATGTCAGGCCAGCCAGGGGCAGTTGAAATGGGCGGGGCGACCTACCCGTGTTACAACTTGCAAATGGCTTTACAAGCAC